ATCATAAAATATTCTTACCATTAGTTAAATTATCTAAAACAAATAAAGTATTGAAGAAAATATTAGAACATATTGCTATTCATAGAACAATTGATATTAGACAAGAAGTAAGGGGTAAAACTCATTTACTAGGTAGAGTATATAGAAAAATACTAGAACCTGTTTGTTACTTGGTAGGTAAGTATGCCAAATAAAGACGCTCTTCAAAAAATAGAATCCCACGAAAAACTTTGCCGTATCATGCAGAAACAAACCCACGATAAAATAGCTGGACTACAAGGACAAGTTAATAGAATTGAAAGAATTTTATTAGTGTCTATGGGTGCTGTTATGACGGGTATGGCTGGCGTGATAGTTGTGCTAATTGAAAAATTGTAGCGCTTACGCGTATATCCTACGTTTTCCTATCTTCAAGTTTTTTAAGTTTACTTTTTAATACTCTGTTGAGATATCTTAAATCATCCACAGTATGTTCTAGATCTTCTATTTTTAATTTTAACTTTAACAATTTATTTTCCCCAATTATTTCTTTAGCCATTATATCCAATCCTTTAGTTCTTCTCCCATAACTTGACTAGCTATGTTTATTTTTTTACGTAAAGCTTTTACAATTCTTTCATCAACAGTATCTTCTGCAATAATATCAATATAGGTCATGGGTTTAGTTTGACCAATACGATCTATTCTGGCTTCTGATTGTTGACGTTTCTCTAAATCATAACCATTAGAATAGTAAATCATATTACTAGCACCTGTAAGTGTAATACCGTAACCACCCGTTTGCGGAGTACCTACTAAAAATCTAACAGGACTATCTGGATCTTGAATAGCTTTAATTGCTTTCTGTCTATCATCCATAGAGGTATCACCGTAATAAGTCATAACAGTGTTATCCCCATCCTTGTTAAATTCTTTCTTAATGTGTTCTACAATTGTTTGTATATCGTACCTATAATGTGCCCAAATTACAACTTTACCGTGTAGTTCATGCAACAAACTAATTAATTCTTCCATACGATTATTTTTTAATACTTGAGTAGTACCATCATCCGATGTAAAATGTCCGCACGTTATTTGATGCAATCGCATCATTTGTGTCATAACCGTTGCTGTAGTTGCAGCCTTACCATTAAGAAAAGCAAGTGCTGATTGTTTCATTTGTGAATATACTTTTTTCTGTTCATCACTTAATTGAACAATACGTTTCATAAATGTTTTTTTAGGTAGATCTAGGCAATCATCTTTTAATACTCTGTAAGAAAAAGGTTTAAGTTTTTCTGATAACTCTGCAAGGTTCTTGTACCCGACTACAATATGCACTGATCGTCCACCAAAATTCATCTGTCTCATTACAGCGTATCTTGTTTTAAATGTGTAAAAAGAACTATGATCTAATAACCAAGGATCAAGGAACTCACACTGTTTAAATAAATCTAATGGTGATTTAGTTACAGGAGAACCTGTAAGTATTCTTTTGTACTTAACATCTTGGCCTAGCTTAACTATATTTTTAGTACGTTTAGCTTCTGGATTTTTTATAGTAGTAGACTCATCAATAGCCATTAAGGTTTGATGACAACTTAAAAATTTTTCTGCAAAGTCAATACCTTTTTTAGTAGAGAAAGCTTCTACATTCATAATTAATATATGTAGATCATGACCTTGTTCAAACAACTTATTTAATTCTTTTTGTTGTTTTTGATTGATATTAGCTTGCCACAATACTGCCGTTTTTTCGACATGATCTGCCATATGTGTAGGTATTTCAGACTCATGCCAGTTTTTATACACACCTTTTGGTGCAATAATTAACACGCCATTTATCTTACCTGCATCATAAAGCATAGATATATTGTCTATTAATACTTTAGATTTACCTGTTCCCATTTCCATAAAATAGGCGAAAACTTTTTTATCCCAAGACATTTCTAATGCCTTAATTTGATGATCGTATGGTTTTGTTTTAAATTTATAATTCATAATTTTTCTTCTTTCTACTTGACAAGATAACATTAATAATTATTATGTCAACCATGAAAGAAAATACAGTCTATGTAATACAAGAAGTTGCTGGTACTAAATCAGGTGTTCCTAAAATTAATATTATGGGTGCGTCTCGTTATGGTAGTTTTAAATTTTTATTACCAGAATTTTCACAAATAATATTTTCTCCTGGTCCGTTAGTTTATAAATTAAGACAAGGTTTAAAAAACTTTACGACAGAAGATTATTTATTATTAACAGGTGATCCAGCTATAATAGGTGTAGCATGTTCTATAGTTTCTGACATGACTAACGGTAAATATAATTTACTGAAGTGGGATAAACAAGAAAGACAATATTATCCTATTACAATTAACCTATACGAGAAAGGAGAAATCAATGATTGATTTTGAACAAGACCAAGCAGATGCAATTACACAAACTAATGATGTAAAAGCTTTATCTGATCAAGTTATAAAATTAAGATCACTTGAAGATAATTTGGCAGCAAAAGAAAAAGAATTAAAAGATCTTAAAAAAGATATTGATCTATTATCGGGAGAAGTTATTCCGACTATGATGATAGAAATGAATGTCTCTACATTAAAATTAGCAGACGGTTCCGCTGTAGAAGTGAAACCCGTCTACGGTGCTTCCATTCCTGCAGATAAGAAGGAAGAAGCATTTACATGGCTTCGAAGTAACGGCCTTGGTGATTTGATTAAAAATGAAATCACCGTTGCCTTTGGTCGTAACGAGGACAACAAGGCTAGCGAATACGCTAACCTTGCACAAGGTCGAGGGTTTGAACCAATCCAGAAATTAAAGGTTGAACCCATGACACTTAAAGCACTAGTCAGAGAGCGTCTTGAGTCTGGTAAAGAGATGCCCTCTGATTTATTTAACGTGTTCGCAGGCAATCGAACCAAACTAACAAGGAAATAGAAACATGAACAAAGAAAACAACGTAGTAAAAAAAGAAGAAGCTGGCGCTATAGCAGTTGTCAATTTTGAAGACGACTCTGGTAAAGGTTTAGGTAACATAGGTCATGATGATCTTGCGTTACCTTTTTTAAAAATACTAGGACAATTGTCTCCTGAAGTAAACAAGATAGATGGTAAATATGTTGCTGGTGCAGAACCAGGAATGATTTACAATTCTGTTACAGGTGAATTGTTTAATGGTGATAAAGGCGTAAATATAATTCCATGTCATTATAAATTGGAATATATTGAATGGAGAGACAGAGGCGAAGGATCTGGCGCTCCAGTTGCTATACACTCATCATCTAGTGACATCATGAGTAAAACAACTAGAGGTTCAGACTACAAAGATAGATTACCTAATGGTAACTATCTAGATAAGACTGCTCAACATTTTGTTTTAATCACTGGTGATAGTCCATCAACTGCATTGATTGCTATGAAATCTACTCAATTAAAAATTAGTAGAAAATGGAATAGTATGATGCAAGGCATTAAGTTGAAGGGTAAGAATGGTTTATTCACACCAGCATCTTTCAGCCACATTTATCAATTAAAAACTGTTCAACAGAAAAATGATAAAGGTACGTGGTTTGGATGGGAAGTTAGTAAAGTTGGTGCAGTAGAGAATGCTGCTTTATACCAACAAGCTAAATCTTTTGCTGAAAGTGTTTCCAAAGGAGACATTGAAGTAAAGCATGGTGAAGCAGCTTCTAAAGAGGCTACTCATTTTTAGATTTCTCTAGAGAGAATCGGGCGGCGGAAGGAGACTGAAACCGCCCACTAAATACTTGGGCTTATGGATAAAAAATTTATACAGATATTTACTGGATTAGAAAGAAACTTTGGTTTTGCTAACGTAAAAAATGGATACACAGATCCAGAAACAGGCAAATTTAAATTAAAAAATGGTGACTATGGGTGGTCATCTAAACCTGTAACAGAACAAGATTACATAGATCATTTATTAGGTAAGAGATCTATTGGTATACAAGCTTGTGATGATGAAGGTATGGCACGGTTTGGAGCAATTGATATTGATCCTGAATATAAAAACTTTAGTCCACAAAAATATTTAGATATTATAAGAGAAAACAATATACCTGTAGTACCGTGTAGTTCTAAAAGTGGTGGCTTACATATATTTGTATTTACCAAAGAACTAGTCAAGGCAGAAGTAATTAGAAATTTTTTAGATACCTTACTATTTACATTTAAATTAGAAGTCAGCACAGAAATATTTCCTAAACAAACGAAACTAGGTACAGATGAAAGCGGTAAGAAATTAAATGGAAACTTTATTAACTTACCCTATTTTAATAAGAATGAAAGATGTGCTTTAAATATAGATGGCACTAAATTTAATTTTGAAGAATTTATACAATTGGTTGAAGCCAATAAAAAAACAGAAGTAGAGTTACATGATTTTGCATCAGCC